GCGTTATTGACCCTAATTTGTTTTGATACGATGGCCGTCATTTTATAACCTTACCTCATTTAATTTAGTTAAAACTATTTATACACGTTATGTGATGTTAATCACTGATTCAAACGATATATTTAATTTAGTACCTGCAGCAGCATCAGCAATTGTGAAATCTGAATAATTACTCATAGGACCAATGTCTGGCAGAAATTTATACTTTTCAACATGCAAAAAGTTTGGACCTATTGCATATTGATTAATTGGTTGAAGAACAAACGTAAGTTCGATATCTAGGGCAACACCACCAACCACCGGTATTGCAACATCTACGACTACTGGATCAGCAAAGACCGGAATACCAGTATCTTGCGTACTAAAGTCTGCTACGCCTTTTGCTTTTACTATACTTCCTGATACTCCGACAGCTTCAGAGAAGATAGTTACCTCACCAAAGAAAGCAAATCCGGCTGGATGCAATAGTTTCTTAACTACATCTTTCCAGTTATCAATTGTTTGTCCAGTCTTAATAACATAAGAAAACGACTGGTAATATCTTGAGTCTTGAATAAACTTTTTGACAGATAATTTACCATCATCGTTTTTCCAACGCCCGTTTGTTGGATCCCATTTAGCATCCGAAGGCTTAAGAATATCTACTCTTGGAAAAAAGAGTTCAATGTCATCATTAAAGATAAGTCTAAACAAAGCTTTAAATGAAGGTTCAGCACCTTTTGAAAGGTATATATCTGTTATGTTTTTATATAGTTTAGATTTATCAGCAGCAACATTTTCCGGAATTGGAACAGCAAGTTCTCTTTGTAACATTTCTAAAAATTCAGAACCAACTGTATCTAAATTACGATGTGAAGGTAAAGACTTTAAGAATGCACCTGGTTGGTCTGGTAATTGTAAAAAATCATAGTACGCTTCCATGAACCTCATAAGTTCAGGTTTTTCAAGCTGAATATGCTCCGGTACTATGGTTGCTAGTTTATGTGACATTAACTATTATTCGCTGTTGTTGTGTAACCAATACCTGCAATAACCGAACCTGTAGCAATTTCATCAACTTGTGGAGTAACCACTGTCTGTAGAAGATCAATTTGAAGCAATTGATTCCTTCTTGGTGCTAGGTCATTTGAGCTTGGTGTACCTGTTACTGTTATATATGCATATGATCCAACTACTCCACCGTCAGGATTAAAGTTAGTAAGTTCTACAGTACCTGTTTTAATATTAACTGTACCAGCATCTACTGTAGTAATAATTTTTTGGTTATTTGAAATTCTATATAACTGAACTTTTCTAATATTTGGATCAGTTGTTGGGACATCTTGCATCTTATGATTAAAGCCATTCATAATAAATTCGCTTGAATCGATTACTGATGCTCCAGCAGCAATATTAGATGAGAATGGAGATGAAAATTCAAGAGTATATTTTTGTGGATAACCAACATTTGGTGTTAATCGTTTTTGTACAAAGACTCGTTGAATTGTATTTAGAATAGAAGGATTAGTGGCATCAACTAAAGTAGTTACTTGTGATGCTCTAAATACACCATCAAACTTTTTCAAATTGGTATTATTGTAATTCGTAATTGTAGCAATCACTTGATCTTTCAATTCACCAGCTGTAAGTGATGTTAGGTTAGGATCATACTTAAAGAACACTTCTAGTTTAATGTATGTATAATCAGGGTCAACAATTTCTGGTGTAATAGACACTAGGTTTTTTGTTTTAAGAATAGAATCTTTAATAAATGTTTTTTGAACTTCGGTAAGAGTTTCTGCATTACCAGGCTTAATTGATAAAAACACTTTACCATATTCAGGAACTGCTTGTTCTTCTCCACCCCAGACTGAAACAGTTTCAGCATTTGTATAGTTATTTTTTACAATAGCTTTATAGTCATCAGCCGTTACAACTCGGTTTTGAGCTAGGAAAGAAAGTGGAGCATTAAATTTGATTGAGTCAGTAGCTTCACGAGTAGCGCCACCACCAGCTGCTGAAGCTAGGCTTACAGTAATATTTGTATTGCCCGCAATATTTCCAGTGATAGTAAAGTTATTTGCGTTATTTGAAGCTTCACCATCAGTTACTAGATATTCTAACTGTACAATATTACCTGCATCTAATTTTCTACCAAACACATTATCGCCAAAATAAATTTCGTATTTTCCATCCATACCTTCTTGTAAGAAATACGCATTGGTAGATGGTTCAACATCTACAAGATTTGTTACAAGAGAAAACACTTCAAAATCAGAAGATGAAGAGTTAGTTTTTACTTTAACAATAAGAGTTGCTGTATCTACATTTGTATCTGGAATTTCATACTTTTGAGATGTGTCTGTATTATCAACAACATATTCTTGGTTTCTAATTGTTCCTTGATTAATTTGTACATTGCTAAACGTATATACACCATTGACTGGGACAATTGTTTGAGCTTCAAGGTTAACATAGGTATATGCTTTATTGTCAATCTTAGTTTGAAAGGTAGTACCACGTGGCATAGCCAATGAACTAGGAGATCCGGATGGACCATTTACAGTTACATTTATAGTAGCAAATGCAGAAGTAGTAGATCTAGGAACATACCCAAGTGACTTAGCATGTGATACAACATTATTTCGTACTTGTGCAGTATCTAGAAAGATCTCATTAATATTCAGATTAGCATTAAATGCGTTATAGAAAGTATTATAAGCAAGCACATCAATAATAGTGCTGATCGCCGATCCTTCATAATCGTAGTCTGCCAATTGAGTTTGAGATTGTAAAAATGTTTTAAGATTGGATTTGATTTGATCAAAGTCCATTTCTGTAACATTAAGTCTCTCCTTTGAAACTGTAATAGCCATTTTTTTCCTACCTAATTCTCTCTAAATAAAATTCACTAGTAGCTGAAGCTAAAGATGTTACCATTTGGAATTCTATTGAAACCTTAAATCTATTATTGTCCGGTTCCAAGGTTACATCTACATTAGTTAAAACTACTCTTGGTTCATGGTTTTTGATTGTTGATTCTATTTCTTCTTGTAAATCAAACTCTGTAAAATCATCTGCTGGTTCAAATAACAGAGCTCTAACATTAGATCCTAAAGTAGGATTAAATGGTCTTTCACCACGCGCTGTTTGAATTAAATTTTTTACTGATTGTTTTACAGCGTCAATATCTTTTACAATAGTAATGTCGTGAGTATTAGGATGACGCAAAAACGCAAAATCAAAATCAGTGTATAAGACTGATCGACTTGTAATAATAGCCTTACCAGATGAGTCTGTTTTAGTTTGCGTTCTTGCCATTTATCTACTCAATATATTTTTCTATCATTTCTAGGACGTCATCGTATTTTGCGACTTCCATTAATTCTTTTTCCACACTCTCTACGATATCTGAGTGTTCACCAATACCGGCTGGATTATGTAAATAAATTTCAACATTAGCGATATGCTTATCGATATGTCCCTTAGCATGGTTCTTTAAAGATAAAACCATCATTTCTCTAATTTGTTCGCTTGTCATTTCAAAGCCTTTCTACATGATTAATTAATACAATTATATTTATACAAGTTAGCTAGTCGAACTGGCTAGTTCATCTTGGTATGCTTTCCATTCTATTGCACCAGCTTTTGTTACTGCAACCTCAGCTGAAATTTCATTAAACTTAGCAATATCACCAGCTGGAATAGCATTATTTTTACCACCTTGTAAATAAGTTCCAGGAGTATTAGCATCCGTATCATACACATCTTGTGGCATTTCACCAGTTAGTGTTAAGTAGTATGCAAATAACTGCCGGGCCATTAGACCATCTCGTGCTTTAATTACTTTTCTTCCTTCCATCCACTCATGAATATCATCTACAATTATAACTTCTGCTTCTGTAAGTAGTCCTTCTTCTTTCATTTGTTTTCTTTTCTTACCAGCAGCTTTGGCTTTAGCATTAAGCTCTCCATAAAGTGGTCTTGATTTAATTTCTGTTGCTTTTTCTTTATGAGCATTTCTAATAGGTTTGAAATAAGCTTCTTGATCATCAAGCGCTTTTTGTCTAGCAGCCGTATTTGCTTTCATATTATCAGTAATTTTTGATTCGTATTTTACTGTTGTAGGAGCTTCGGCTGGTTTATATTCTACTATTTTTGGTGGTTGAACATTTGGTACTTCAATTTCTTTAGCTTTAACAATAACTTCATTCGTTGCAGTATCTATTTCTTTATTGGGAAATGCTTTACAAGGATCAAATGAAGCAAGTGATAATGGGTCTGATATTACAGCATTTAATTGATCAATATATCCTTGTATCTCTCCTTCAGGTAAAGCCTCACCATATTTTTCTTTGAACGCAGCAATAGCACCTGCTGCATCAGTTTGCATTTGTGTTATAAGACCAGCCAAATCAGCTTGTAAAGAATCCCCTGTTGGAATTTCAGGAAGAGCTGCTTGTAACTCGGCCAAGGCTTCATTGGCTTTAGATTCAAGATCACTGAGGGCTGACATGCCTTCGGCAAGTTTACCTTTGATCTCATCAACTTTACCCATGATCCCATCAAGGGCAGCATTACTTCCACACTTTAACATACTAACCTCCTGCGATCACGTTAGAAGAACCACCAGCAGATGCATTAGGTACCCATGACCCATGACCTCCGGTACCGTCTCCTATTCTATGAACACCAATTCCATTTACTTTTACTGTACCACTACCACCAACTGCAGGGTCTCCACAACCAGTTGCATCACCAATACGAACTGCTGATGCTCCATTAACAATT